TCCGATCTCTCATTGGATCTATATTTTGTTGCAGTGATGTATAGATAACTGCGGATGCTAGATTTTTGCCTGCATCAACATCTCCAGTGATTTCTTGGAAATATGCGACCACAGCATCGTTAGCATAAGGACTGATGCTAGGAGTCTGCGTGTAGTAATTATTGAAATAATTAGTAGTTGCATTCGGTGGTGTTTGGTTAGGTAAATTTCCGTTGACTGCAGCCATGATGTGTCCTTATAGATCTATTCTACCTTGATTACTACTAGGCAAGTTGTTGTTTTGTCCATTGATGTTAAGTGCTTTGGTAATGCTGCCTATGCCAGGTTGTGCGTAAATAGATCCTGATAATCCTTCAGATACTGTTGAGCTAGTCGGGGCATATACTGTGCTCAATGGATTTTGTCCTTTTAAAATTGCACTGCCTATACCTAATAGATCTAAATTAGGTGTTTGAAGTAATTGTTTGTTTGACCCTGTAGCCACATTAAATATATTGAATCCGTTTTGTACAGCTGATCCAAAATCTCCATTTTCTATATTCTGTAAGACATTTTCTACACCACCAACTAATGCGCCAAGATTTCTCAATGGACTCGGTGTGTTGTCATAGTGTATTTCATCAAAGCCTAATACCGTTCCATTGCTGACTGGTCCTGTATCATATAATACTGCTTCATAGTTTACAGTCATATTGTGTTCCATCGGAGCATATTCACCAGCAGTATGCTCACCATGTTGGAAACTAGTGATCATTGGACGTACCAACGTGTATGAACTAAAACGCTTTTGATGCAGGCTGTAGATACGGATACTGCTGAGATAAGGTAAGTTAGCCGTATTGGCTGTTTTAGGGCTGTACCCCCAATTTTGCTGTTGGCGTTGTTTGTATTTGCTGTTGTCTTTATAAGCATCTACAGTGCCATAATCACTGTCTCTATAATAGTAAGTAAAATAATCCTTCCAAAAACTGCGCACGACATCAGCACTGTCATCATGGAATGTGATGTTTACTGGATCATAGTTAACACGTTCTTGTTGGACTGTCTTGCGATTGTAAGCATTATAGGTTTTATTCTGAATAGTAAATTTAGGCAACTGAATCGTCTTGGCCATCAATCCTGTTTCAATCTGTGCTATTTGCTGTATTCTGGATAAATCAGTATTAACATCAAAAAACACATGATATAGATTTTGATATTTTGGACTGAGTCTATATAAGCCATCAACAAAAGTTCGTGTGGCATGTTTATAGTCACGGATGTTTTGTTGTGGTGCTATGGCTTGGAGTAATTGTCCAAATATATTATTTTGACTCATACTATTATTTATCGTCAAAAAAAAGCCCAGAATTAACTGGGCTTTTGTAATTATCGTCTAGATTAACCAGTAATAACTGTACCTAGTGTTCTTGCTACTGTTGAGCCAATACCGCCACCTAGTGGTGTTTGTAGTGCATTATCATAACGGATAGTCAATTGAATTGTTGCTGGTTCGTTAGTAGCGTAGTTAACATCACCGTAATCAGTTGATGTTAAGAAGCAACCATCTAGTTCCCAAGTCTCAAGAACATTTGGAGTGCTTGTGCCATTACCACCATCAAGGATTTCAAGTAATGTTGTAAATTTGTAGTCAATGCCTGAACTTGCTGATGCTTGTTCAAAGAAGTCAAATTGTTTCTGCATTTGTTCACCAACACGTTTAGTAACTTCACCACTTGCGTCATCACGTAGCATGCAAGTAACAGTTTCCCAAGTTGGCTTGCCAGCTAGATAGACTTTACTGTTGTAAACATCAATTGTGATTGGTTCCATCGTCAACGTTGGACGTTTGAAATCCATAACTTGTTTTGTCAACTCAGTTGTAGGTTGTGTAACACCAAAATTTAAGAAAGTCACGCGAAAGCGGAACTTTAATTTAGGCATTAACAAGCCTTGTGTACTAGCACTCTGACTTGTTGATAATGGTACTGTAAAATTACTTAATGATGATGTTGCCATCTTATTTTCCCTTTAATACTTTATAGTATTTAGCTATTTTCCGTCTACGCTATGGGAGCGTTGCCGCTCCCATTATCTGCGTATATTACTTAATTGTTAAAGCTGAACCAGTGTTTTGTAAACGTACTGGAATGTAAATAAACTCAATCGCTTTAACTGGTTGTATCGCAATGTCAACCCATAATTCATAATTGTCAATACGTGTTGGTGTATTGTTGGTTGTATCGCAAACTACCAAGTAGTCATAGATTGCACGTTTAGCAACTAAATCATGGAATACAGCGTTAAATGCTGACTGTACTTGACTACGTGTTATTGTATCATTTGGCTCAAATATAAACGGAGCGGCAATCTTACCAAGTGTTGTTCTTAGGTAACATACTAAACGTGCCACATTAACACGGTCCATCGCTGAAAGTGTTGAACTGCGTGTTTTTTGACCATATGCTACTAAACCAACGCCTGGCAATACTGTGATCGGGTTAACTTCGTTTTGATATAATACATCACGTAAGCCACTCGTAACACCAATACTGCGCCATACATTGTTGTCTGTGCGATCAACATAACCAATTGAGCTAACATTGTCAATTAAACCACGACGTACACCAGCTGGTGCAAACCATGGATAACTCACTGCATCACTACGGATAAATGTACGCAACATCATGTGGCTTGGTGGAACAACCACTGAACTACCATCTAAATTAGTAGCTAATCCGCTTGGATAGTAAACTGCTGCATATTCATTATGGCTAACTAAACCCATTTCACCGTTGTCAGCTGCATTATCTGTATTTTTAGCCCAGTTAGTTAATACTGTTGAATCACTAGGTAAATCGATTGGACTATCACCAATGATAAATGCTGTGTCTTGGCGATCGTTGTTTAATGTAATCATGTCTTGGATTAGTTCTGTATATCCAGGAGCACAAATTAAGTTAAACTGTGTTTGTTCTTCACGTAGTGTTGTGCTTGAAGCAATAGCTTCTTTCATTGCACGGACAACTACTGAACGTTGTGCTTTGCTACCAAAGTATGGAACACCTGTTGTAGGATCACTACCGCTGTGTGTTACCCATGCAGCTGCCTGTGTACCTGTTACTGTTGCTAATTGTGTTGAGTTAAACTCTGCACTCATAAATTGTTTAACATTGTAACCACTGCGACGTGTGTTAAACAACAGTGTACCACGAGCATATTCTTGTGCTAATGGAGCATCTGGATCTAAATAATCACTTGTTAACAAACTAACTGTTGAAGGTAAGCTGTCTGTGATTGGATTTACATTACCAGTAGCTGACCAACGAGCATCAGCAAATACGATACCACTTGCATCAACATTATCTGCGTTGTCAATCAATGCCCAACTGCTACCAGTGTAACGATATAGCACTGGATAACCACTTAATGTAGTCAAGCCTGTGTCAATCCATAAATCACCTGCAACTAATTGTCCACCACTAACTTGTGTAGTTGGGGGATCAGCTGAGAAAATAACACCAGTTGCATCTGTTAGTGATAAGTTGTAACCACGTGCATCGTTAGTGATATTTTTGTAACCTCTCCATTTTTGTCCATCATTGATCATGATATCAACATCTAATGGATTGCTGTAATACCATAGCGTACCATCTTGTGGATTAGTATATGGAGCAGTCAAGCTATATGTATATGTCAATGGAGTCCATGGACTTGCCAAGTATACACTGTTAGTTACGATTGTTTGTACTTTACTATCACTTAATAAACCAGCTGTAACCAATGGAGTACCAACTAATTCTGTAAATTGGATAGTACCGCCTGCTGTATGAGTGATGTAAATAGCACCGCTAGAATTAAATCCAGCTGTGATATTAGGTAAACCTGTGCCTAGGATACCACCAACTAATGAAGCCGCTGTGTTAGCAGTAAGTGTAACTGTAGCTACTGCTAATGAAGCTGTACCTGGTTGGCTAACTGCCATTGTAAAGCTGTCATTTTGATGGAATGAACCACCAGCACCAGCTACTGTACCTGTGATTGTTAGCACACCTGCTACGTTTTTAATGTAAGGTTTAAATGTAGCTGTTGTTGTGCTTAATGTGTCATATTTAACATAAACTGTACCTACTGGAATGCCGGCACCGCCACCTGTTGAGTCTAATCCATAGATAGCATCTGCGTCTGTGCCATATAATGGCACAGCTAATTGTTGCCATGAGCTTAATGTTGCACTCCATTCTTTGATAGCCCAGTTAGCACCATTACCAGTCGCTGTTGTTTTGAACCATACTGAACCATTTGGACGTGGTGTTGTATCTGTTGCTCTCCAAGCTGGAACACTAGTATAACCGCTAAATGTAATTGTTGGGCCGTAGTATGTGTATGTGTTGCCACTTACCTGTGCTTGACTTTGGAATAAACCTAATGGACCTGCAGCATCTGTGCCGCCAATGTTTGTACCTGAACCAATTTTTAGTTTACCATCTTTAACAGCGATATTACCACTGCTTGCGGCAGTACTGTCTGCGTAGATTAATAATTGTCCTACTGAGCTAGCTGAAGCTGTAACACCTTGGATAGCTGCTGCGTTAATGTTAGTAGCTACTGAGCTTACTGTTGTACCAGTTAATGTAACGTTAACACCGTTAACTGTCATTTTCCAACCAACACTTAATGTTGGATTAGCATTAGCACCAGTGATTGTTGGAACTTGAGCTTTCCAACTGTCGCTGCCTACTAATGTCCAATTGTTGTTATAACCTTTGTAGTAGATAGGATTGCTTGAGCTTGTAGCAACTACAGCGTAGTCACCAATAGCACCATATGAGCTTAGTGGAACACCACCGTTTAAGTAACTTGTTGATGTGATAATATCTACAGGTGTTAATGTAAAGCCTGAGTCTGATGCCCACTCATAGATACCCCAGTTAGTATTAGTTAAATCTAACCAGTATGTACCATCTGCTGGTTTACCTGTTGGACGAACACTAGTACCTGTAAGTTGACCTAGATCAACATTGGCACGTTGTACATACATTTGATTAGTAACACCTAGAGCTGAGTAAGCAGCTAATAAACCGTATTCGTTTTGTTCGTCACCGTTTACTGGATTACCGTTGGCATCAGCAGTAAAGTTTGGTGTACCGAATTTTGTAACTAAGTCGCGTTGGCTAGTTACTGTAACAATTTTTTCAGCATTAGCCATTGTAGTACCTGTAGCAAGTACATTGCCAGGGCCGTATTTGTTAGATGCTGTTGCTATTAGTACAAACGGAATAGTACCCGCTTGCGTAGTAGCGTACTGACTTTGATCGATGATCGTTACCTGTACGCCTGGTGATTGTAATGATGCCATAGTATTGTTCCTCTAAATGGATTGCTTTCATATATTTATAAGTATCTAAGGATTTTGGTGTGTTAAGGTGCCCTTTGAAAGGTTTGCTTGTGCTAGTAAGCTAAATACTGGTATGGAATACCGTAAAATATGCGAAATCTGTGGTAAAAAGCCCTGTGCAGTCAACTATAAGATGCATGGTAAAACTTACTATAGAACTAAATGTGATACCTGTTGTAGGAAGAAACGTAACTTACCAGCACCCAAACCTCGTTGGATGCTAGAAGGCTATAAAAGGAAACCATATTGTGAAAAGTGTGGTTTTAAGGCCAAATATAAAGAACAGCTATTTGTCTATCACATCGATGGTGATTTAAACAACAGTAAACAACTTAATCTTAAAACTATCTGTGCTAACTGCCAATATGAGATTGCACGCGAGGGGTTAGGTTGGCGTCAGGGCGATCTTGTGCCTGATTTTTAAGCAGAGTTTCAAACTGTTGATACAATTCATCTAGTGTGCCATCATTGGTAACAACACCATCAAACTTACTGCCAATCCAGCTATATTCGCTGGCATGTATACCTAAATGTAATAGGCGTTTGTGCGCGGGTCTATAGCCTAGCTGTTTTTCGCCTTTAGCCACTGTAATAGCGTCTTTGTACCATTCGGGCTCAGGACCGCGTTTAACACGTATGACTTTACCACCTACCTTGCGTATGGCAGATACTTCATTAGGAAAGCGACAGTCTGTGATAACTACATCATCTGTTGATTTAAGCAGGCGATTTTCTAAACTGGCTACCCAGATATCATTATGGAAGTTACTGCGGCACACTTCAGTACCCCAATACTGTAGGACCCAGCGTGGAGTTAGATTAGGCATCTTAAGGCGTTTAGCCCAGAAAGGATCTACAGTTTCGCGCCATTCTCTGCTTTGTTTGCTACGACCTTCTAGCATGTCACGATCCCAGCCAAACACTGCGGCCACAGAATCTTTTAAGCTGTTAGCGAAGCTTTCACGACGGAACCCATGTATATTAACTAGATAATCAGCGATGGTGTCTTTGCCACTGCTGATAAATCCACAAATTGCGATAATTTTAGCCATTAAAAAACTCCCTATATAAATTTATTATATGGGAGTTTTTATTTAAAGTCTAGTCTCGGTTAACCAGTTACCCAAGTCAAAGGCATGCTGCCATCTACATAACGTTTGATTTCGTCATCTAAACGTTCTAGTAGTTCTTTGCCTTCTTGTTTAAGTGCTGTACCATTTAGGCTAGTACCGCCTTGTGGACCAGCTATGGTAGCGAATTTTTCACGTGCTTGTCCAATTGACATCGAAACTATTGCTAGTGCATAGTCTTGGATCCAAGGAAATGTCATGTTGTCATTTAGCAACATGATGTCTGGTTTGTAGTTGTCAATCCAAAGTAACACTGCTTCATACTTGCCGTTGCCGTCGGCATTATTACCAGTTGTTCCAGCATAACCAAATGGCATTTTACGGACGATAGTTAATTTTTTAGTAACCTTGTTCCATGTAAAGTTCATGTAACCGCCAAACATGGTCATCGCTAATTTTTGATAGTCTACGAATAGTTCATAGTTAGTTAGTCCACCAACACGTCCAGCGACTAACATATAAGTGTTCAAGTAACCTGAACTAAATGGTTCAAACTGGCTGGCTGTTGTACCTGATACTGATCCGATACCACGACGGAATATCTGTCTAACGTTCATGATGCTGTTAGGTAAGATGTATTCTTGTGTTTCTGGGGCTAAGTTAAGGAACGCATAGCTTTCTTCTACTGAGTTGCTACTGCGTTGACGATAGCGTATCAATGCCTGATTGATACCCATCTCATAGTGTTCTTTATCAGCTTCTACATCTATCATTTGATCGCCTAGACGTAAGCGGATATAGTCAATGATTTCAGCACGTTTGCTGGCTACCGTATCTAGCTGTGCCTGTAGGTTAGCATCAAACGCGATATGTCCAGCGCCTGTACCAGTGTTAGCATTATATAAGTTATCTGTATATACGCTAAGGTTAGGGGTTAGATTATTAGACGTTGAGCTAATGTTACCAGGTAAGTCTGGTGTTGCTTCGTATCCTGCGCCTATTTGTGTCATTTAATTATCCTGTTGCTGTTCATGTATTTATGCTCAGCCGCAGGATAATCAATGACTCACGCTACCTTGAGGAGGATGGTTTCTGCGTTGATACGTCCGTTTAATTTAATATCAGTGGTTTTGATATTTTCAATAAACTTACGTAGATCAACTTTACTTGAAGCTAGGAATTGTTTGAGTTGTTCTTCTGGTTTACGTAGTGTTTTTTGTATGCTCTTGCTGGCATCAAATCCTGTGATGGCAGTGCCTTTGATGCCCAATGCTCCGCCCATGGCTTCTGCCACATACTTACCAATTTTGCGATTCTTAACATTGTAAACCCAAAGAGTTTCAGCACCAACGATATCTACTGGATTGATAGATACTAATTTGGTAGCTGTA